TTGAATGAACTATTGATTTACAAGCGAGCAATGGAAAGCATGGCTGCTCAACTTATTCACCCAAAGAAGACAGCGTTGGAATTAGCAAAATTACAACTACAAATAGATTGAGGGAAGAAGGTGGTGTGATTATGACAATGCCTCATTTACAGAACTGCGACCATTCTGATTCGGGATGGTGCTTGGATTGCGTAAAGAAATTGCAAGATCAGTGGGAAGAAAAAGTCAATCTGGCAACCTCTTGCCGATTACAGCATACCGGCGAGGAATGTAAGGTCATCGGTGAGCTTGTCAGTTATCTCGAAGCTTGGCCAGAATCAAAAGATTGTCGCGAGTTGGTGCTCGATGGAAAGCTAGAGGTTTATTGGAACGATAGTGTCATGGGTACAATCGAAGGCAATGGTGACGGTAGCTTTAACTATCATCCTCTCGCATTCGGTCAGCGTGGCGAACATGAGAAACACGGTAGAAACATTTAGAAGGGGAGGTGGTGTGATGAATAAGATTTTAATCGCCCTGGCATTTGTCGTGGGGCTGTTTGCTACCGAATGTTTCGGCCAACAGGCCGGCACAGCCGAAGTGGCCACAGACCAAGCTGCTTATGTTTTTGCAAAACGCGAGGCAGAGCTGCAAGCGGCCAGGGGCGTGGTTGGGCATTTGCTAGGCATCGCCCCAGGGTGCAGATTTGCGGGCGTGGGCAGCAGCAATTCGACAGCCAGGCCGAACCACTGCACAACCAGCAAATACAGGCTAGTAGCCCGAGCGTTTGCGATTGGAAGAAATGGCAAGGTTTATTGGTCAGCGCATTACAGGTGAAAACATGAAGCTAATCCTACCCTGGCCCCCGTCAAACAATCACTACTGGGGCAGCCGAGACAAATACCGCTACCTGACCGCAAAGGGCAAGCAGTACCGAGTTGATACCCTGCTGGCGGTCTTTGCAAGCAACCGTGGCGCACCCAGGCCGATGACCGGCAAGCTACGCGTAAGCATCCTGGCTAACCCGCCAGATCAGCGAGCAAGAGACTTAGACAACCTACTCAAAGCGCCGCTAGATGCCCTCGCCAAAGCCGGCGTTTACGCAGACGACAAGCAGATAGATGAGCTAACGATTAAGCGCGGGGACGTAATGAAGCTGGGCCAACTGGTGATTGAAATTGAGGTGCTTAGTGGCGACGATTGATAAGACCAGCGAGCAGTACCAACGGCACAAGGAGGACATGGCTAGGCGCAGCCGTGAGCGAGCGCAGAGCAGCCGTGAGATAGGGCCGCTGCCACCTGTAGCCGATCCAGCCAGGCGGGCCAGATGCAAAGACAGTTTGAAGTTGTTTTTGGAAACGTACCTTAAAGAGACTTTTAACCTGCCATGGTCAAACGATCATTTACGCGCGATCGAGGTAATGCAGGACGTAATTTTGCACGGTGGCCAGTACGCCCTGGCCATGCCCAGGCGACAGGGCAAGACAACCCTCATCACTGGGGCGACGCTGTGGGCTATTCTTTACGGCCATTGCAAGTTTGTGGTGGTTGTGGCTGCGACTAAGGCCGACAGTATCAAGATTGCCAACAACGTAAAAATCACCATCGAGGCCGATGAAAACCTAAGCGGCGACTTTCCTGAAGCGTGTTACCCCATTCAGCGGCTGGAAGGTATCAACCACAGAACAGGCGGCCAAACTTTGGACGGTGAGCAAACCAGGATACGCTGGACGCGGGAGGAGCTGGTATTTCCGACTGTGCCAGGAGCGCCCAGCAGCAGCGCGCGGCTGTACTGCCGAAGCATTACCGGAGCTATCCGCGGGCTAAGCGACAAACTGCCCGACGGTACTACGATACGCCCTGAACTGGTGCTACTAGATGACCCGCAGACCGAACGCAGTGCAAAGAGCGCCCACAGCACAGCTGAGCGAGAACGCACAACAAGCCGTGCGGTTTTGGGACTCGGTGGAGCGAGGAAACGACTAGCAGCGTTTGCCGCGGTTACGGTGATTCAACAAGATGACCTAGCGGCCAGGCTGCTGGATCGCAAACGAAACCCAGATTGGCGCGGCGACTTGATGAAACTGGTTTACCGAATGCCCGACAACATGGATTGGTGGCGAGGCTACAGGGACAAACGCAACGAGCTAATCCGGCTAGAGCAGCCGCTAGAGCAGCTGAACGACTACTACCGCGCGAACCGAGAAACAGCCGACGCGGGCTGCCAGGTGGCCTGGGAATATCGGCACGAGCCTGACCAGGTGAGTGCGATCCAGTACGCGATGGATTTGTGGGCCAAAGATGAGGACGCTTTTTTAAGTGAATACCAAAACAGCCCCCGCAGTCAGGATGTAGAAAACGCTTTTGCTTTAGTGCCAGCCGACATCGGCAAAAAGCTAAGCGGAGTACCGCGGGGATATGTGCCAGACTGGGCCGAGCAGCTAACCGCATTTTGTGACGTTCAGCAGGATGCCCTGTTTTACCTGGTGGCCGCCTGGGATCAGCAATTGCGCGGGCATGTGGTGGACTACGGCAGTTGGCCTGAGCAGGGCCGGCAGTATTTTACTAAGCAGGATATTAGAAAGACGCTGCAAGAGCATTATGGCGTAGCAACCGTACAGCATGGACTGCTGGCAGGTGTTACCGAGATAAGCGAGCGACTACTGAGCAAGCAGTACGCCTACCAAACCCGCGGCACAACTAGCGTTAACCTACTGCTGATTGATGCCAATTGGCAACCTAGCACGGACATCGTTTACCAGGTAGCCAGAACACTCGGCGCAGGCCGGTTAATGCCCTGGCATGGCCGGTATGTCAGCGCGACGACAGCCCCTATTGAAAGCTGGAAACGGGAGCCAAGCGACAAAGTAGGGCCAGGCTGGAAAACGCAGCTGGGCCGCAGGAATCAGCGGCACCTGATTTGCGATGTGAACCAGTGGAAAACCGTAGTAGGCCAGCGAATTAAGACGACCGACGACAAAACAGGCATTACGGTGTTCGGGGATCGCCCAGACAGTCACGCCATGCTAGCCGATCATCTGAGCAGCGAGTACGCCATAGACTCTAGCAGCGAGTCAACGGGCCGGCGGGTGCTGGAGTGGAAGCTAAGGCCGAACCGCGACAATGAATGGTTTGACGGCCTAGTGGGTTCAGCCGTGGCAGCCAGTTTTTTAGGTGCAGCCCTGCCAGGCCAAACCGTCAAGCAGCACAAGCAAAAAGTGAGCTGGCGTGAGCAGCAGCAAGCTAAGCGGCATACTCGGTAAATAATTTCCAGCCAAGGGACTTGGAAAAATAAAAAGGAGTTTCCATGAGTCAGGGTCTGACCTGCCCAAAGTGCGGCTGTGCTGATTTGCGGGCATGGACAACACGCAACGCAGGTGCCACCAAAAGCCGCGTCAGGATTTGCAGGAATTGCAATCATCGAGTGCTGACAGCGGAAAAAATTTTGGGCAATTTGTCCAGTACTGGACGAAAGCCAAAAGATAAGCCGCCAGGCAATTGACTAGCGCTGTGGCATTCTAAAAACTTGGGGCATGAGCAACCCCAGCGACCTTGAAAGCACGATTGAAACCGCAGCAGAGAATCCACAGTCTGCGAGCGTAGACGGTGTGACCGTAACCCAGCGCAGTTTGTCGGAACTTATCGAAGCCGATAAATATCTACAAGCAAAAAAGGCATCGAGGCGCAAAAATCGAGGGCTGCGTTATACGCGGATAGTGCCGCCAGGTGCAACTTGATAAAGTTGTTTAGGCGACTATTCCCAAAAACCAAAACACGCCTGGTCAGGGTGCGAGCGAAGTACGACGCAGCCCAGACTACCTACGACAACCAGCGGCACTGGGCAGCGGCAGACGACCTATCGGCTAAAAGTGCCAACAATGCCCATGTGCGCCGGCAGCTAAGAAAACGCAGCCGCTACGAAATCGCGAACAATAGTTACGCCCGAGGCATCGTTTCTACGCTTGCCAACTACACTATCGGCAGCGGGCCGACGCCTGGAATTACCTATCTGGGTAATATGCTAGATCGCCAAGACGTTAGCGAACTATCTGCCGTTGTTATGCGGCTGTTCCATGAGTGGTGGCAGGAAGCGGAAATTCAAAACAAGCTAGCGACTGCTGGCGAAACAGTGCCGCGGGATGGTGAGGCGTTTTTCACAAAGTACACCAGCGCTAACCCGTTTTGGCGTTCACCAGTGCGCCTCAATGTCAGACTGCTAGAAGCTGACCAGTTTGAAACTGACAATTTGCAGGGCCAACTTGGAAGCGACGAAAGCGGCGTCGAGCTAGACCAAAACGGCGATATTATGGCCTACTACCTGTTGCCATATCACCCAGGCGACACTTTCAGCCCTATTCAGTCAGCCATTAGAGTCAGCGCCCGCGATGTGTACCACCTGTACCGAGCAGATCGCCCTGGGCAGCTGCGTGGTATCCCCTGGTTAACGCCCTCGCTAAATATCTTCGCACAACTGCGTAGATTTGTTTTGGCAACGCTGACCGCAGCCGAAACAGCCGCAGACCATGCAGCCGTACTGGAGCAGATGGCCGGCGCTGATGACGAAGATCAGGCCGAACCCTGGGAGCGCATGGAAATTGAGCGCGGGGCCATGGTAACGCTACCAGCCGGCGCAAAGCTAAGTCAATTCAAAGCCGAACACCCCAACGCGACGTTTGAGCAGTTTATTACCTCGATGGTGCGTGAGGCGGCCCGCTGCGTAGATATGCCAGCAGTGCTGGCTATAGACGCCTCGAAGTACAACTACGCATCTGGCCGACTTGACCTACAAGCATTCTGGCGAACCCGCGGGGCTGAACGCGTTTTGATTTACGAGCGACATTTTTTAGACCCGCTATGGCGCGACTGGCTAGATGAAGCCCTGTTAATACCTGGCTATCTGCCGGATTTGTTTGCCGAGACTGCCTACGACTGGGCGCCACTATGGCGCTGGAGCGAGGCCGAGCATGTGGACAGGGCCAAAGAGGCAGCCGGCCAAGCAGCCGAGCTGGCGAACCATACCACGACGCTGGCCCGAGAATATGCCCGCAGGGGTTTGGACTGGGAAGATGAGCTAAAGCAGCGAGCTAGGGAATTAGAGGTGATGCGAGAGCTAGGGCTGACCGCAGCCCAGGCACAGCCGCAGCCACAAAGCCAGCCGCAGCCGCAGCCCACCGAGCAACCAGAAGAAATAGAAGATAGCCCAGAGGATGAAATCGAGGACGACCTAGAGGACTCGGTAGAGGATAGCCCAGATGAGCAAGTCTGAACGCATTGAATTATCAAGCCAAGCCACGATTGAGCTACAGGCCGACATCGAGGGCGTACCAGCCAGGCCGACTGTGGCTATTAACGCTTACAACGGTGGCCCAGTACGCGTAGGCGGCTATCGGCACCCAGTTGTTATCGACCTGGAAAGCCTACAGACGCCAACCAGCATACCGCTATTTCGCAATCACGACAGCGACCGCATTATTGGCCATGGATCGCCAACAGTGCTGCCGCCTAACCGACTGGACATTGGCGGCGTGATTAGCGCCAGCAGCCCAGACGCTGAACAGGTTATCGACCTGGCCAAGGGCGGTTTTCCCTGGCAGGCATCGGTGGGCGTAGATGTGATCGCCAAGCCCCAGTTTTTGGCTGATGGCGAAACAACCATGGTAAATGGATCAAAGGTAAATGGCCCCGCATATGTTGTGCGAGGTGGTGAGTTGTACGAGGTAAGTTTTGTGACACTAGGCGCAGACCGCACAACCAAAGCAACGGTGGCCGCGCAAAGAGAGGAAACTGAGAAAATGGAAGATAGAACAGAAAGCACAGACTCGGCAGACGTTCAAGGACTGTTCGACCAGATCAAGCTGGAAAAACAGCGACAAAAAGAAATTGTTGACATTTCTAAGCGATACATTGAGCTAGGTTACGACGTCAACACGGTACAGGCAGCCGCAACCCATGCCCTAGACAACAAAACCGACGCACAGCAATTTGAGCTGGGCCTGGTACGCAGCAGCCGCGGCGTGAATATCCGACGCAGCAGCGGCCAAAAGCTGACCGGTGAAGTGATCGAAGCTGGTTTGGCCCTTGCTATGGGCAGCGCGTTTGACAGCGAAAAATACTACAAGCCGCAGGCGCTGGAAGCTGCCCGAGAAAACTGGAAGCGCGGTTTAACCGTGACCGAGTTTTTGCGCATGGCAGCCCGCAGCAATGGCTGGACGGGTGAAAGCAACAAGGACGTTAAGAGCCTGCTGAGAGCAGCATTTGCCCCAGTCGAGGCCGCCAGCGGTGTTTCGACCTACGACGTTTCGGGCATTTTGTCCAACGTCGCTAACAAGATGATTATGGACGCCTTCAACGCAGTCGATAACGCTTGGCGACAGATCGCCCTCATTAGCCCAGTTAGCGACTTCAAGCAGATGGAAACGTATAGCCTAGTAGGCGACGTTGACTATGAAAAACTGGGCCGCGGTGAGCGAATCAAACACGGTACGCTTAACGAGGTGCAGTACACCAACCAGGCCGATACTTATGCCAAGTTTATGGGCATTGACCGACGCGACATTATCAACGACGACATGGGCGCATTTAACCGCGTTCGCCAGCGTTTGGGCCGAGGGGCTGCAACCAAGTTGAACAAAGTGTTCTGGACTGAGTTTATGGACAACTCATCGTTTTTTGCCTCGGGCAACAACAACTTCATCAGCGGCGCGACAACTAACCTTGCAAGTGAAGGTCTGCGCCAGGGTGTTGAAAAGTTTATGAAACAGACTGACCCAGACGGTGAGCCGTTGGGCATCATGCCACGCATTCTGCTAGTACCGCCAGAACTGGACAGCATTGCTCGTGAGTTGTTTGTTTCGACTAACAACAATACCGGCGGAGCTGCAACGACTGAGCGAGTACCAAACGCTAACGTGTTTGCTAACCGATTCATTCCGGTTTCGACGCCATATTTGAGCAACAGCACCTACACAGGCTACAGCACAACTGCCTGGTATCTGCTGGCTAGCCCAGCTGAAATGGCAACCATCGAAGTTGTTTTCCTCAATGGCGTGGAAACCCCGACCGTGGAAATGGCCGACGCTGATTTTGATCTACTTGGTATTTCCATGCGAGGCTATCACGACTTCGGTGTTAACCTGATGGAAAAGCGAGCTGGGGTTAAGAGCAAAGGCGCAGCATAGTGGATTTACTTGCCAACGGCGCTGAGTGGCTGCGAACGCAGCGGAAAAGCTATTTAGGGCAAACTGTGGTGTATGCCCAGGATGGTGATACCGTCAGCGTTACAGCTACCAGCGCTGAAACCAGATTTGAGACCGATACCGGCGACGGTGTTTTGTTAACTGGTAGGCAGGTGGATTGGTTGATAGACGTAGCAGATTTAGAGGCAACGCTGGGTGCAGGGACGCGCCCGCTACCTGGCGACAGGATACAGGCCGGCAGCGGCGCATCAGCGATCCAGTACACAGTGGTGCAGATTGGCGGTGAGGCTGCTTGGCGCTGGCATGATCGCCAGCAAAAGACACTGAGGATACACAGCATTGAGACAGGAGCCGGCGCGATATGACCAGCGTCTGGTTTGGCCTGAGAAACAAGATTAAGACACAGATCAACGGTCTGACTGGTTACGAAACCATCGTGGCCAACATACCGACGATAGAGCGTGCCGAACTGACAGCGCCAAAGATTTTGGTGACCCCAGCCGACGCAACAATTGGATTTAGGAACCGCAGCAACACCCCCAAAACGATGGCCGTGTTTGTTGCGTTTTTTGCGCCACTCGGTACCGATACCGCAACTTGGGACGATGACGCCGAGCTGTGGCTGGGTGATGTGGAGTTGATACAGAAAAACCTTATGGACGACCCGCCCGAGGGCTGGCGAGCTATTGAGGTAGAGTGGCCAGTACCTATCAGTGAGGATAGGTGGCGAAATTACAGCCAGTTTTCAAGTGTGTTACGAGCGAGTTACGAGGAGCTAGCATGATCGAGAGTATCGAGGAACTAGAAACGACGCTGACCGCTGGTATCCCCATGAGTGGCGGCCTAATGAACAAATTAGGCGTGATTGACCGTTTGCTAGACAAACTGGGCCAGCTGGTGGCATTCATTGGCGATTTGCCTAAAGAGAAAATCCTAGAGATGCTGGGCCAGGTGTACGACGACTACATTGGGCCGCTGGACATTCCAGGCATTCCAAACATTTTGATTGAAGCGCAACTGGATGCCATGCTGCGCGAAGTGTTTTTGGCTATTGCTGCAAGGATCATTGACCGTGTTAATCAGCAATAACCGCGCACAACTTATTTTCGATTTGCTAATGCTGACCTCGCTATTGTCGTTCGGTCTAGTGCTAGGCTGCCAGCGCGGCCAGCCGAAGGTAGAAACGACCGCAAGCCGATTTTTGAAGGATTACGCAATCGGAATGAGTAGCGCGTTTATTCAGGCAGCGGCAGCAGTGGAAAACGGGTCGATTAAAACCGATACCGAGCTGCTAGAGTATTTGCAGCCCGAAACTGCCCAGGCAAGGAAGCAAGCAGCGATTGGCATCGACCAGTACCTAGAAAACAACCTAAGCAACGGCGAGCTAAAGAAATCAGACGTTACCGTACTACGCGACCTGGGCCAGCAGTTTAGGGGCGTGTATGGACGATAACTACGGCTACAGATTAGACCTAGAAAACCGCGACGCGATCATTGAGCAATCGCCAGCGTTTTTGCTAAAAATGACAACTGAGCCAGAGCGCGTAGACCCTCGCCCAATTTTGGTTACAGAGGATCAGGGCAGCATGGGCAGCTGCCAGGGCCACAGCCTATCGAGCTGCCTAGAGTGGTGCCACTATTTGGCGACTAAAGGCCATTACCTGCAACTGAGCCGGCTATTTGCTTACCTGGGATCGCAGCGCCTTGATGGCATAATCGGTGACAATGGCAGCACGTTACACGGTGGCGCCAGGCTAGCCAAAGACTACGGTATTTGCCCAGAAAATATCCTGCCCTACCCAGTGCCAGCGGTTTACCCCCGCGGTGGCTGGCAAAGCATGAGCAGTGCAGCCTGGGACGCAGCGACTAAATTTAAAATCGCCACAGCGCAGTTTATCGAAACCGAGCCACAGGCTAAGACCTGGCTAGCCGCAGGAGCTGGGTTAATCAACATCGGGATCGCCTGGGGGCAAGCAATGAACCCAGACAGTCGGGGTTGTATTAAATCATTCAGGCCAGGTGGTGGCGGCCATGCAGTTGTGTTAGCTGGCTATTTACCAGATGCAGCTGTGGGCGTTAGCAGCGGCGACGGTTATTGGTATTTGCTGCACAACAGCTGGTCAAAACGCTGGGGCATGAGTGGCTGGGCCTATGTGGCCCCTAACGCTGTACGCCAGATGCTGGAATCAAGATTTACGACCTTCGTTGGCCTGAGCGATATGATCGACGTTAAGCCGCGAGAAATCGACTTTACCGAGGAGAGCGCAGTAGCATGATTACAACCATGATTTTAACCCTAGCACTTGCCCAGGATTGCCCTAACGGCCAATGCCAGATGCCCCAGAAGCCGGCACCAGCCGCAGCGGTGGTAGTTAGCCAGCCAGTGCGCAAGATGGTTAGCAAGCCAGTTAAGCGAGTGCGTTTGTTTGGCCGTAAGCTGCTGCGTGGCTGCCGATGATTAACCTGAGGCTCGATTTAGCAAAGGTGCAGTTTAACGCGAGACCTGTGCTATCAGCCAAAGACAAAGGCACCAGGCGAGCGCTGATAAAGGCCGGCGCGTTTGTTCGCAGCGACGCCAAGCGAAGCATGAAAAAACGAAAGCGGCCAGCCGATGAGGGACAGCCGCCTAGAGAGGTAAAAGGGCAGTTAAAGAAGTTTTTGTTTTTTGTCGTAGACAAAGCCGAGAGCGTGACTATAGGGCCAATCAAGCTGAGCAACACCAAAGCACCTGGAACGCTGGAGTACGGCGGGGCCAGAACAACGATGAGAATGGTACGCGGCAGAAAGCAAGCCGTAAAAGCGGATTACAAGCCGCACCCCTACATGAACCCAGCGGTAGACAAAAACGCACCAAAGGTACCGGAGTTATTCAAGAACGCATTTAGATAAGGATTGCAAAATATGGCAGTGCTAAAAGGCATAGACTGCAAGGTATACCGCAACACGGCTACCTATGGATCGCCGACCTGGGCGCTGATTAACCCAACGATTGAAGTGACTGTTAACCTAGAAAACAGCACGTTTGACGCGTCCAACCGCGATAGCAACTACAGGCTACAGCTGCCAGCGCTGACCGACATCAGCGTAGATTTGCGGTTCCACAAGGACAAAGACGACGCAGATTTTTTGGCACTCGAAACCGCAGCCCAGACCCGAGCGAATTTGGATTTGTTAATTCTTGACGGTCTACAAACGGTAGCCACTAGCGATGGCTGGCGCATCCTGGGATTTTTTAGTAGCTGGACAGAATCGCAGCCGCTTGAGGATGCCATTACTGTTGACGCTACCTACGTTCCAGCAGCTGTAGCCAACGCTGTGGCCGTAGCAACAGGAACAGCACCACCACCATGATAACTTTCAGCGACGGACAGAAAACCTGGCATCTGCGCTGGACGGTGGGTGTCTGCCGAGACTGCCAGGGGCTGGGGTACCTAGACGCCGAGGGCAATGAGCAGCGGCTAAACCCAGGACTCATTGAAGTATGGTTTCCAGCCCTGTTCACCAACCCTGTGCTGGTCTGCGATTTGGTTTGGGCAGCTGCTAGAAAGCAACACCTAGACCGCAGCAAAGAGCAACTAGAGGACGTATTAGCCGGCGAAGTTATAGACGCAGCCAGGGAGGCGCTACTCGATGAAATCCTAAATTTTATCAGGAGCCAGGTAAGCCGATACAAAGTGCTGAGCCTGATGAGGAACCAGGCCAGGGTGGCACTAGAGGAAAGTTACGAGGAAATAGCAAACCAATTGACGGGTACAGACTCGCCATTGAATGCGCAGGTGAAATCGGAATCGACCCAACTGACCTGACGCTGGGCGAGCTGCTGCTGATGGTAGGCAGTAGGCGCAAAGCAGAATGGGCCAGGGCGGGTACAATAGCCGCAGCAGTGTACAACGTACACAAACGCAAAGGCGGCAAAACAATTAAGCCGAGCGATTTTTACAAGCCGCTAGGCGAATCAAATGTGAGCTGGAAACAGGCAGTAGAGCAGTTTAAGAAAAGGAAACCAAAGCAATGAGTCAGGCCGAAGTAAAGACAGTGACAGACATTTTGCCCTATGTGCCAAGCAGCGCAGCGGCAGCGGGTGACGTAGCCCGAGTTGGAGGTATTTTAGGCGTAGTAGCAACCGACCTTGCAGCGAGTGAGCGTGGATCGCTAGTAGTCAATGGCACAGTCAAGCTGCCAAAGATTACCGGCGCTATTACCCGCGGCGCTAAGGTATTTTGGAATCCTACTGGCGATCCAGTCAGCGGCACAGCCGGCAGCGGCGCGGCAACCGTAACCGAAACCTCGGGCAGTTTTGTCGGCTACTGTGTGGAAAGCGTAGTGAGCGGCGACGCGTCTGTAGTGGTCTATTTGACCGGCTCAGGCGAACAGGGCGTACAGCAAAAGCGCTTCCGAGTCACAACCGCCCAGGTTAACGCAGGGTTTACCTTGTTGCCAGCGATTGCAGGGGTTCAGTATCAGCTAACAGACCTGGCCCTTATTGCGATTGGCGGCAACGCACAAACTGCAACCGGCGTTATGGTACGCGGCACCCAGTCGGCCAGCGTGGTTAAGCTCATGGACGCCAAGGTAGCTGGACTTACCCAGTCTACGCTGTTGCGAATCGGAACGGCCACCAACGGCCTAATCCTGGCCGATGGCGCATCATTTGTGCCAAACGACGCCAACACGGCTATCACCATTATCAAAGATGGTAGCGACCTGGCGACCGCAACGCATATTGACGTACTAATCAGCTACAAGACGGTAATCAGCTAACGCGGGGCCGCTATGGCATCCAAGCAAGGCATTGAGGCAGGGGGCGCATTTGTTCGCATATTTGCGGACGATTCGCCCTTGCGCCGAACACTAAAGCAAGCGGCAGACCGACTAAAAGCGTTTGCCAAGCCGCTAATAGGCGCTTCCAAGTTAATTGGCGGCGCCCTATTGGCGTCTGGTGCCGCAGCTGCTGCTGCTACTCGCAGTTTCGCAAACTATGGCGATGAGGTTGGTGACGCAGCTGCGAGAACGGGGCTAACCACAGAGGCATTGTCTGAGCTGGGTTATGCAGCCAAGCTATCAGGCAGCGACCTCGGTACGCTAGAAAAGGGATTTCGGACGTTCACGAAAGCTCTAGTGTCAGGCGGCAATGTCCAGGCACTAAAGCAGCTGGGCCTAGACCCTGAAACCCTAAAGCAACAATCGCCTGACCGACAACTAGAGGCTATCTTTGCCGCGTTCCAGAAAATAACCAACCCGACGCAGCGGGCAGCCCTAGCGATGCAGGTATTTGGCAAGGCTGGCGCGGATATGATACCGCTATTGTCTGCCAGTGGCGAAGAAATGGCAGCCATGCGGCAGGAAGCCAAAAAGTTTGGCGTAAGCCTATCAGCCGAGCAGGTAGCAGCAGCCGCGAATTTTAACGATGCTATCGACAAAATGGGCATGGCCCTACAGGGCGTGGCTAATTTGATTGGTGGCGCATTAGCCCCGATTTTAACTTATCTCACAGACGCTGTGCTAATAGCCGGCCAGGCGTTTGCGCAGTGGCTAATGGATGTTTTGAAGTTTGTCGCGTCAGCACAAACTGCGTTTGCGACATTGCAAGTGGCATGGGCAGCGACGACCGAATTTTTTGGTAACGCATTTAGCTACGCGGTGCAGGGAATATCGTCAGCCTTGGTAGTAATGCAAACCACGATCGAGGGCGTTTTCGATACAGTAGCGACAAATATTCAAATCGTCTGGGCCAAGGCCATGCAGGCCATGACTGGCGCGACGTTTAGCATGGTACAGAAAATAAGCAAACCGCTGGCCGATGTGCTGCGAGGAGCAGGGTTAGACAGCGCAGCTAATTTTATTCAGGGGGCAGCTACTGGCATTGGCGTAGGCGCCCCCATGATCGCAGCCGAGCAAAGCAAAGAGTCAGCCAAGTTAGGTACTGAGCTAGAAAAGCGTAGGCAGCAGCGCGAACTAGACCAGGCCGCTATGCTGGCCAACATTCAAGAGGATGCAGCCAGGGCGCGATCGCAGCGAACCCAGGCCGTGGTAGATGCCCAGACCAAGCTGGCCGAGTCTATGGCAGCTGACCAGAAGCGGGCCAGCGAGGAAGCGGCCAAGCGGGCCGAGCGAGCGCAGTTAGAGGCAGGTGTAGCCTTTGCGGGTGCAGGTGGTGGCATGGAAACCGCTGGGACGTTTGCAGCACAGGCCATTGCGGGACTTGGGGCGCAGAGCCTCCAGCAGGACATGCTAAACGCCCTTAATAAAGTGGCTGCTAATACCGGCGCCATTGTAGACGAAGTTGCCAATGGGGGTCTGCAATGACGATAAGCGTTATAGAGCATTCACCAGAGAGCCGCAGCGGTGACGCATCGAGGGACGGAAAGGATAGCCGCGCCGAGCTGGTTTACATTGTCAGCGGAACGGCCATATTAGGCGTAGCACTTGACGCAGCCGACGACGTAGCCCCAGCGACGTTCCAGGGCTGCGTAAAACGTGGTTTAGGCTACGAGGCCATGAGCAATGACGCCTGGAAAATACGCGTTAGGTACGACAAAGCCAGGCGTTTGCTTGTCAATGAGTACGAGTACGAGTTTGACATTGGCACCCAGAACCAAAACATTACGCAGAGCAAGCAGACGACTAGGTACAGGATACCTAACAGCGGCACTACCCAGGCACCCAATTTTCAGGGTGCAATTAACGTGCAGGATGGCCGAGTTAACGGCGTCGATGTGCTGCTGCCTACGTTTAGTTGGTCTGAGACTTTTATTTTCCCAGCTAACGTAGTAACCGAAACCTACAAGAACACCCTGTACAACCTAACCGGCACCAAAAACAACGCGACGTTCAGGCAGAAGGCAGCCGGTGAGGTGCTATTTGTGGGCGCACGAGGCCGACTACGCAACGAAGATGAGTTTTCTCTACAGTTTTCATTTGTGGCCTCGCCCAACGTGGCTAACCTTAATGTCAATGGCATGTTCATTAACAAAAAGGGCCATGATTTTGTTTGGTTTTTGTACGCTGACCAAGACGACAGCACAGGGCAGGCCATCGTCAAGCGGCCAGTTTGTGCCTACGTCGAAAAGGTTTACGAGGATGCCGACTTCTCGCTACTGGGGATCGGCCAATGACCGTATTTTTGACAGGGCAAAACCTAACCCGAAACCTGACAGCCAAAGACGCAAACCGGATGCTAAAAGCAGCCCAGGAAGCGGAGGCCGGCGCGGGTAATTTGACGACCAAGCAAATTAGAAACGCCTGGGAAGCTAATCAGATCCTGGTCAAAAACGACTGGGGCAACTGGCTACCAGCGTTCTCGGCCATTGGCATTGGGCCAAACCTATACCACTACGACGTAGTAAATATACCGCGGCGCGATCGCCAGCAGTCTATTTTTTACTCGGGCCAAAAAACCAGAATCAAAAAGCACTGGTTTAGGCATGGTGTCATTCAGCAGCGGGCAGCCATTGGAGAGATAGTACCCTGTGCTGTAGATGGTATTACCTTTGCGCAGGTGATTTACACCAATTCCAGCAACACTACCGACAAAATCCTGGGTTGCAAGGTAGCCTTGCGAGATGTGGCTGAAACATCGCCAGAAGCTACCATAGGATGGTTTCGAGCAATTAGAGAATACGATACGCATTTTGGCCACGCAGAATTGTTGGCTGCAAATAGAGAAAGTTTGCCAGAGCGTCGCAGGGCGCTGTTAAAACTGAATCAGCGAAATATTGTCTGGCGAGCTGTTTTGACTAATAGAGTTAGCACAACTGAGTTTGATGGTTACCTGTCTGCTTACGGTAGTTTTACCTGGTCAACGATCAAGATTTACGATGTTTGGAGCGTGATGCCAAACACTACCGACCTACCAACTGGCAGCTGTAGTGTACCTTGCGGCATTGAGTTAACGCAGGGGCTTTTAGAGCCAACCAGCGAGCAGACCAACCTACCCGACATTACCGGCTACATTATTTCTGTTAACCGCGGGACAACGATAACCAATTTACAGACCGTTAGTGAACCGCCATAAGGTGCCAAAATATGCAAGAGAATTTGACGTTGCTAGGGACGCTGTTAACTGGCATGACCGCTATGGGCGGCGCTGTTGGGATGCTGTGGCGGCACGTCGAAAAGCTGCACAGCGAAGCCATGGCCAGGATGGATAAAACAACCGAGCGCATCGAGCATGAGCTGAAAGACTGCCAAGCGGACAGGGTAAAGTTGTGGGAGCATATTACAAAAACGCAGGAGAATAACCAGTGAATCTACAACCGCTGGTGGATGAGCTGCGTAAGCCGCAGTATCAAAGCATGAGCGACGCGCAGGCCGCAGCGGCGGTGAATGCCAAAACCGTAGCGATCAGGCAACTGGTACCCAACTGGAAGATCAAGCAAACCGCGATTTTGGCTGGCTATTGGGCCGCAGTTAAATCCGGCCAGTTGTCGGCCAGCACGATTGCAGCCGGCCTGTGCGTGAGTGTTATCGACTGGGTAACAGACCCAAAGATTGAAAGCACAGACATGGACATACCAGGCGTGCAACAGATGATAGACGGTCTGCTTACGTTTGGGTTCATTACAAGTACACAGGCTAACGACCTGGACGCGTTAGCCGATGGTACAAAGCCGTGGACGCAAAGCGTGGGCCTTGATGTTGTTGGTGATGGTCACGTCAAATCAGCCCGAGAAGAAATCGGAGTTACAATCTAATGGCCCTTCCCGACTATTTTGTACAAACGCAAGGCACAGCCGTCATTTGGAGAGACAGCGGAGGAACCGGCGGCACGGCGGTTATTACGCTTGACGCACTGGCAGACGGTTCAGCCCGCATGGGTGCAGCGGTTGATCTCGGAGTGAACTGGAACCGTGATTACCTTGTTACGCTAGTCGTTGAAACCGGAACCGCCCCAACCGCTGGTAACCGAGTCGATTTGTATTTTGCTTGCAGTTACGACAACAGCCTATGGCCCGCTGGTGTAAGCGGCAGCGATGGCGCATGGCCCGCAGATGGCAATGAGGATGAATGGGCCGTGCAACTTGGTTGGCCTGTGACAAGCCTACTAGCAACGAACGACGGTAACACAACCCAGGTGCAAAATCCTGTTATCTGGCGACCCAGTGGCCGTTACGTCGCTCCTGTTGTCGACAACAATCTCGGTCAAGCATTCCGTGACCAAGCGACCGCTGCAAACAATACCAGCCGAATCATTCTAATACCACTCCGCGAGGCTGTTGTAGATACATGATGCAGCAAGTGGTGGTGAGTCAGCAGACAGGTTACGCCCGCAATCCCAGCGAGTCAGCCTATCCAAACCTATGGCGTGGCCTTGTGGGTTGGTGGCTACCATCGGTGAATCCGCGCGGAGGCAATCGCCTTTTTGATTTGTCGCCATTTCGCAACCACGGCACCCTCACTAATATGACCAGCGAAGATTGGGTTGTCAGCGGCGGGGCGGGAGCGTTAGATTTTGATGGAAGTAATGATTATGTTTCTATTCCTTTTCAACAAAACACAACCGGAAACCTTACGGTATCCGGCTATGCAACAAGTCGCATAAATGATAGTGGAGTCTATGCAATTATTGCTGACTCTGATGCTACAGGGTCAATCCTTCCATACCAACTAGAGTTGTTTCAGGGAAAATGGGGCTTTATCTGGGGAAGTGGGCCATACGAAAGGTTGCAGTCCAGTACGACGATCAGTACCAATAGATGGTACCACGTAGCAATGACGAGAAGAGGCGTTGCGGGATCGTGGTCGTTCGCATTTTATATCGACGGGGTTTTAGATTTTTCCGGCACGTCTTCCGTTGCAGTCGGATCAAATCAAGGTGTAGCTATTGGGCGTAACGGATTGCGAGCTGCACAGCTTTTTAATGGTCAATTGGATGATGTTCGTCTTTATAGTCGCGCTTTAAGTTACGCCGAAATCAGACTACTCGCCAGCAAACGTGGCATCGGCCTTCAGCCACGACCTAAGCAATTTACCTACTATCAATTCCCATCGGGCAGCAAACGCCGAAGAATCTTAACGGGGATGACCTGATGCAGTTATTAAAACAGAGCGTTTCCAGTGTTGTCACAATAGGCCCAGTGCTCGATTCGGATGGTCTATTCGTTTCTACGATGGTCATTGGCGACGTATCGATTTCGAAGAACGGCACAACGTCCACGCTATCTACAGAAACATTAACACATATCGCCAATGGCATGTATTCGTTGACATTATCCGCAACGAACACCAACACTCTCGGAAGGCTTGATGTGTTCGTCAACAATACTGCAATGGCAATGACGAATCATCGCTACGATGTTCTCGTTGCTGCAACTTATGATGCAGTGGTAACGAACGGCGTAGCAACCGCAGCAGAAGCAGCAGCGATTCAAGCGGATACGAACGACATTCAAACGCGACTACCAGCGGCACTTGTAAGCGGTCGCATGGATGCAAGCGTAGGGGCGATGGCAAGCAACGTGATAACAGCGGCATCTATGGCAACCGATGCGAGCGGTGAGATTGCGGATGCTGTTTGGGATGAAGTGCTAACCGGCGCAACGCACAACGTAGCAGCGTCAGCAGGCCGTCGCTTGCGTCAACTAGCATCCGTGATTGTTCACAGCGGAACTGCGCAAGGTGCAGGAACCGGAAATAATCAGATTCAGCTAGATACAGGTGCAAGTGCAATCAATGGTGCGTACGATCCCGGACTAGTGTATATCGAAACTGGAACGGGTGCGGGACAAACCCGATTGATTTTGCAGTACAACGGAAGCACGAAAGTTGCAACAGTTGACCGCGATTGGCGAGTGAATCCAGACAACACGTCTGAGTTTGTTATTCTCGGTGATGCGGGCCGCGAAAGCGTCAACGAAGGTTTGGCACAAGCAGCGACGACAACAACGATAACGCTTAACACAAGTGCCTCGACTAGCGACGATGCGTACAACGGGCAGCTAGTCTTTA